TATCGCAGAAGATACTAGCTTATTAGAAACCGCTGATGCATACGCATTAGATTACTTTAGACAAGATTATTCTGAAGGCTTAATTTATGACACAACTCTTGGTTTCTATTGGGAGTTAACAAAACCTCTTACAGAAGAGCAATTTGCCACAGAAACTACATTTGAGTTTAATGTTACATTAAGTAAAACCGATGAGTTAATTACTTCTCAAACTGTAGATTATGAACTAACTAAACCATTATCAGATACTGTAGATACAATTAATGATTTAGCAGTAATTGATAGCACTAAACCTATTGCAGATTCTATAAAAGCTTTCAGTACTAAATTTACAAATTATGACCAAGAGATTTATATTTTAGATACTGAGCCAAATGAAGATGACTACTTCTTAGATGATTATGTTGAATATATCAATATTCCAATATTTGATATTGAAACTCAAAAACCATTCTATGAAACTCTAACAACTTCTGAACCGATATATACTAATGACTTAACTAAAGTTGAAGAAGATGAGGTATTAGCCTCAACCTCAACTTTTGAATTTGAAGTTCAAAAAAATATTTTAACTGGTATTGCAGCTACTGAAGACAGATTTTATACCGATCCAACAGATACTTCTATATACGTAGAAGCTGCTAATGACCCAGATAGCGATATTGGTGCTGGCTATTTTTCGCAAGATTACGTAGAAAATATCAATTTACCTCAAATCGAGTTTGATATAACAAAGCCAGTAGAAGATAGTATAAATAGTATAAGTATAGGTATGGTTGAATTAAATCCATATTCTGTTTATTATTTCGGTAGCGATTATATCGAAGGCTCCAGAGCCATTTCTTAAAAACCCTAAGGAGACATTTAAAAATGTTAATGCAAGAAAACCTAAAGGCGCGTGGCCAAGTTCAAGTTGAAATCCTTGATGCAGCTGGCGCCCTCAAAGAAAAAATTCACATCCCTAACCTTGTTGTTCAAGTAGGTCGTAACTTTATTGCTGAGCGTATGACTAATCAGACCGATGCTGTTATGTCGCATATGGCAACTGGTACAGATAATACAACTCCAGCATCTGGTGACACAACACTTGGTACTGAAAATGGTCGTGTTACTCTAGACTCAACTGTTGTAAATGCTAACGTTGTAACATATACTGCGACATTCCCTCCAGGAACATCAACTGGTGCTCTAGTTGAAGCTGGTGTTTTGAATGCTTCCTCTGCTGGTATTATGCTTTGCCGTACAACATTTGATGTTGTTAACAAAGCTGCTGCCGATACTATGATTATCACTTGGGCAATTACAATCTCTTAATAACTGAAAAGAGAAATATTAAATGACTGCTGTTGTAACCTCATTATTCCATCCTAATTTGGCAAATACTGTTTACGAAGAAATTCAGAACAGAGGAGCCATCTATCATTATTTTGTTGGACAAGTTTTAGCATGGAGTGATGAGGCTTCACCGCCTTTGCCTACTGGAATTCCTAGTTATGAGAATTCTGTTAGAAATAACATAGTTCAAAGTAAACAAATCCAGATTAATGACGTAGCATTTGTTATTCCTAGAATTAACTGGGAAGTAAATGAAGTATACGATATGTTTGATGACACATACACTCAAACTAATCCATCTTCTACGGGCGCTACATCATTGCAAGATGCTAGAATATATGTACTTACTGAAGATTTTAATGTTTATAAGTGTATATACAACAACAATGGCGCAGCTTCAACAGTGGAACCAAGTGGTACTAGCTCAAACTATCTAGAAACTGCAGATGGATATGTTTGGAAATTTATGGCGTTTATTCCTTTAGGTTTACGTAATAAATTCTTAACAACTGGCTTTATTCCAATTACCAAAACTGTTAAAAACAGATATTATTCTGAAGGTACAATTACTTCTTATAATATTCTTGACGGTGGTCAAGATTATGATCCAAATGAAACATATGCTCTTGTAACGGGCGATGGCTCTGGACCTTACGCAAAAAGATTATCTACTGTCGTTACATATGATATTGAATACAAAGATGGTACTAATGTTAATGGTTTTGGTAAAAAGTTTTATATCAACAACGAAATTACACCTCAGTTATATTTAACTGAAGGTAATACCTATAGATTTGAGCAAAGCCATTTATCAAATGCTGGAACTACTCTTAAGCTTTCTACTGTAAGTGATGGAACTTGGCACGCCGGTACTGAATATACAACAGGTGTTACTTATGTTGGTACACCTGGTACTTCAGGCGCATATACTGAAATTACAGTTGAAGAAGGCGCGCCAGATCTTTTTTATTTTAGTGAAGACGACGAATACGCAGGTGAAGAAGCTTATACAATCACCAACGCTGGAATCGATGGTGCAGCAAATATTGAGTTAGTAATTGAAAACGGCGTAATTACTGGACTAGTTATTTTAGATGGTGGATTCGGTTATGATACCGCTACTCTAAATGTTAGTAAAGATATTGGAGATCCAGGAACTGGAGCTTCTATTACACTGAATCTTTCTGAAGGCGATTTAGATACACAACAAGCAAACGTAGAATTGTTAGCCACTGATGGCGAAATTAGTTATATTGTTATCGAAAATGGTGGCACTGGATATACTAATGCTATTATTACTATTGATGGTGACGGATCTGGAGCGAATTTTACACCAGCTATTAACCAAGCAGGAATAATTACAGGCGTAAATGTTGTCAATCAAGGTTCGGGTTATAGTTACGCAAATATTACTATAACAGGCGATGGTAGAGACGCAACTGCAAGAGCTATTATGGCTCCAAGCGGAGGCCACGGATCTAATGCCCCCGATGAATTATTTGCTGATACACTTTGTTTTTATTCTAACTTTGAAAATGAAGCAATTCAAAATCTTACAGTAAATAATGAATTTAGACAAATTGGTATTATTAAAAATTTAACTGAATTTGGTTCTATCCATAATCGTTTTAATATTGAACTTGGATCTGCATGTTATGCAATTACGGGAACTTTTTCAGGCAATAATTACCCAGAAGATTCTAATATTACTACTTCTGGCGCCAGTAAATCGCTGAGAGTTGTTACATCAAACGATAACTCAATGTTATTACAATCTTTAGATGGATCTATTCCAAGTGTTGGAGACGTATTCTACTCTGCGGGTGAATTAAATCCATTTACAATATCAACAGTTACTGATCCAACTATTAATAAGTTTTCTGGCAATATGCTTTACGTAGATAATAAACAAGCATTTACACCTTCGGGTGAACAATCTGTCGTATTTAGAACTTTCATTAAATATTAACTTATAAATAATTCTAATAGATCAATCAATCCAAATTAGAGTGTAGCACGCAATGACAATAAATTTTAATACAGATCCTTACTATGACGATTACGATGAAGCAAAAGATTTTTATCGTGTTTTATTTCGTCCTGGTGTTGCTGTACAAGCTAGAGAGCTTACACAGATTCAAACAATTCTGCAAAAGCAAGTAAGCAGAGTTGGAGATCATCTTTTCAAAAATGGTTCTCAGATTATTCCTGGATCTGTTAATGTAGACAATGATGTACATTTTGCAAAGTTAAATACTACATTTAATTCTGTTGAAGTTACCAGCTATCTAAGTGACTTCCAGGATATGATTATTACTGGATCTACGTCCGGAGTTACTGCTGTTGTTTTGGATTCATCAGAGTGTAATTGTGTTATTGATGGTACTATTCCAACTTTATATTTTAAATATGAATCAACAGCCGCTGACGGAGAAACTAAAAGGTTTATTCCTGGCGAAAACCTTGTCGCTAAAGCCGTTGATAATACCGCAGCAAACAACTACCGATTAACAGCTAATTTGGCCGCAGACTTGTCTGTTACTATTTCTGCTCCAGTTGGAAATACTACTTATACAAATAATGCTAATACCGACGTAATTGGTCGCGGTTTTGCTGTTGAAGTTAAAGAAGGTATTTACTATATTGATGGGTTCTTTGTTAGAAACGATGAACTTCACTTATATACTGGTAGATTCTCAAACACTCCTACAGCCCGCGTTGGTTTTAAAGTAGTAGAAGAAACTATTACTCCAGAAGCTGATACTACACTTCTTGATCCTGCGCAAGGGACATATAACTATACTGCTCCCGGTGGCCACAGATATAAGATTTCTTTAGAGCTTACCGAACTGCCAGAAGAATCAAGTGGTGCTGATAATATTAAATTTATCGAACTTATTCGTCTTAAAAATGGTCAGGTTCAAACTAAAATTTCTAGGACGTCTTATGCTGAGCTCGAAAAAGCTATGGCAAGACGAACATATGATGCAAATGGCCACTTTGAAGTAGATAAATTTAAGCTTACAAAGCGTGAACATTTAGATGATGGCACGAATAATGGTGTCTATACGTCTGCTGATGGCGGTGATACTAATAAATTCGTTATGGCGATTGATGCCGGTAGAGCTTATGTGTATGGTTATGAAGTAGAAGCTATTACCACAACCTTTGTTACTCATGATAAAGCAAGAGATGCTGATCACACAGTTGAAGTAGAATCTCTCCCAGTTGGAACGCCTCTTGGTAACTATGTTCTTATTAATAACTTAAGAGATGGATACCCAGACTTTACAACATATGAGCAAGTAAATCTTACAAGAGCTTATACAACAGCTGGTTCTGATCACTTTGCACCAGGATCCTTATCGGGTCTTGATGAAGTAGTTGGTACTGCTAGAGTTAAATCATTAGAACATCATTCAGGTGATTATGGCTCTAATCCTACATTTAAGCTTGGACTATTTGATATTCAAATGAAATCTGGATACTCATTTACAAACGATGTAAATGGTATTCGTGATGCTGCTGGCGTAATTGGAAATGTATGCTATGGCGCTAACATTGTTCCAGACATTGATGAAGGTTACGTTACAGGTACCGCAACTAATACATCTGGTGGATCTACAACAGTAACTGGTACTGGAACTCTTTTCAGCTCTGAATTCTTAGTTGGAGACGTAATAGTAATTAATGGATCAGTAGCTGGCCAAGTAACTTCTATTGAATCAAATACATCACTAACACTAACTAACACATCTGAAAATGCTAATGTGTTAAATGGTAGAGTTCAAAAACTTAAAACAGTATTACAAGATTCTGAGTATCCAAACTTAATCTATCCTGTAGGTTATCAATATATTAAGTCTTTGTATAACATCGATGCAACTAGATTTGGTACATTAAGTGTTCGCAGAATTCTTAGTGATACTACAGATTCAAGCGGTAACTTTTCAAGTACTCTTTCTGCTCAAGGCGAAACGTTCTTATCAGATCAAAATGCTGAAAATTACACACTATTTGATAATAATGGTGATGTTGTAGATATTGACTCTGGTGATATTTCTTTTGACAACGATTCAAATCGTAAAACTGTTACTATTTCAGGATTAAGTAATAATACTGCTTATACTCTTGCAACCACTATTAGACAAAGTGGAACAGTAGGAGCAGAAAAAACTAAAACATTACAAACAGCATTTACCCAAGATATCACTGGAAAGAAAACCGTTACTGGTTCTAGAATTACACTTCAAAAAGCTGATGTTCTTAGAATAACAGATATTCAAGTTACTCCTGGAGACTATACTGCATTTGATGCTAATAACGCTGTTTCTATCTTTAATAACTTTACTCTTGATAATGGCCAAAGGCCAACTCATTATCAAGCCGCAGCTTTGGTACTTAAATCAAATAAGAAAGTTCCTACCGGCGCAATTAGAGTAACTTATGATTATTTTACTCATTCCTCAGCTGGCAACTATTTTACTGTTGATTCTTATACTCGACCAGATAACCCAGCTGTTGGTATTACATACGATGAAATCGGAACTACTAATTTTGATAATGGTGGTTCAGTAAACCTTGCCGATGTTGTAGACTTTAGACCAGTTATTTCTGGCGACAATACTACGTCAATCGAACTTCCAGCAATTGGAACAGATTTAACTACTGACCTTTCGTATTACTTAGCTCGCATTGATAAGATTTTACTTACATCAAAAGGCGAGTGGAAAGTTATTAAAGGTGTTCCATCAGAAGATCCACAAGAACCTGCTGATTCTGATGGTGGCATGGTCATTGCTACTCTCTTTGTNCCTCCATATACGAAAAATGTTGGNGACGTTAAAGTTCGTCAAAGAGATAATAGACGCTATACGTTTAAAGACTTAGGTCAAATGGAACGTCGTATGTCTTCTATTGAAGAATACGTTGCTCTTGATCAATTAGAAAAATTAACGGCTGATCTACAAATTACTGATCCGCTTACCGGTATTGATAGATTCAAAAATGGATTTATCACTGATCAATTTACTGGGCACTCTTTAGGAGATGTTCAGCTTGACGATTATCGAGCTTCTGTTGATGCATTAAATAAAATTATGCGTCCTATGCACTTTACATCTTCGCTCGATATTATTGAAGATGTTTCGGATCAGGCTGAAAGATTAGCTGCCGGTTATCAAAAAACTGGTGATGTTATTACTCTTCCTTATACTGAAGAGTCTCTTATTTTTAATCCATACGCGTCGCGAACTATTGATGTTAACCCATATAAAATTGGTGCTTTTAAAGGCGAGATCACTCTTAATCCTGAAGGTGATAACTGGAAAGAAACTGATCGTAGACCGGATCTTGTTGTAACTGATAATAATGGCTATGATGCAATTCAATATATTGCTGAAGAGCTCGGTATTACAGGTACTCAATGGAACGAGTGGGAAACAAACTGGACTGGTTCTTCAACATCGTCTAGAACATGGCAAAGAACTAGTGGCAGAAATACAACAGGCTTCCAAGAAACAGTTACAACTCTTACAGGCACTGAATCTCGCACTGGTGTACAAACTAATATTTCAAGTTCTGTTAACTCAGTAAATTATGGAGATCGTGTGGTTGATATATCATACATTCCATATATGAGACCAAGACCAGTAACATTCGTTGCTAAAAACTTAAAGCCAGATACAAAGTTCTTCCCGTTCTTTGACGATAAATCTGTTACTGATTATGTTATTCCTGCACAGGTGATGAAAGTGACTCTTTCATCTGGCGCGGAATATATGGACTTTGATCCAGTAAACCTACAACAAGGTGTAATTGCTGATCAATATGAAAGACTTGAGAATGGTAGAGTTGAGCCAGCTTTTGGTATTGGCGATGTAGTCAAAAACTCAACGCATACTGCAACTAACATTTCTGCTATTACCCACCTTACATCAGCTGCAGCTTCATTTAACCTAACGGTTGCTTCTACAACTGGTATTTTACCAGGTCACCATGTTATGCTTTATAACTTAGGTGCAAATAGAGCTATTACAGCTTCACCTGCAGGTGATAATATTGCAATTCCAGAATCAACTATTACTGACTTTACTAAAAATACTTCTGAAGAGTTAAACTTAAAGAAGTTTAAAGTAACAGCTGTATCAGGTACTACTATTACTCTTGCTAATATTGATGGTACTAACATTGATGCGTTCTCTGCATATGATACAACAGCTTATACATCTCCTGATGGTGGCAAATTATTAAGACTTACGGCTTCTGGTGTTGTTGTATTCCAGGGTGTTATTGATGAAACTAGCAGTGGCTCAGGTGAAACTTTAAACA